GAAGATGGTAGTGAGTTTCTGCGTGATCGTAAACTTCGCACCACTTACAAACTTGAAAGTTGGGTAAGTCACACAACTTCTATTTTGAAAAACCTTCAAGACAACTTTTCTCAGGTAAACTTCATTGGCATTCGTCTTACTTCACCTAATGAGTTCAATCGTTTTGTAAAACATTACACTTTCCATAGACTTGACTGGCAGCAATATGAAAAATATTCTACGGATTTCAAAAACAATAAAGCAGCTGCAATTGACATCCCAGCATTTGCTAAGTTCTTCTGCATCAGTTCTAACAATCTGAATCAAGATGCATCTTTTGAGGTTGAAGAGGGTGCAAAGAAATCAACGATCCGTGCTGCTTTTAAAAAATCCTTGACAAAATCCAAGTTCAATCGTAAAATTCTATCGGAGTTCGTGGAGCTGATCGCGTGAATATATTTGTCACCGATCCAAGTCCGTATAAATCGGCAGTTGTATTACCAGATAAACACATTGTTAAAATGCCCCTGGAAACTTGTCAGATGCTTGCTATTGTATGCTCTGACAAATGGGGTCATGGATTTGGTACTCTTCCCAAAGCAGATGGTGCTGCATACATAACTGAAAAAGGTGCTTTTCGTAATCACCCATGCACAATATGGGCAAACTCATTTGTCAATAACTGGCAATGGTTACTTGCTCATGGTCTTGCATTATGCGACGAATATACGCATAGATATGGTAAGAGACATACTTGTCACAATACTCTCTTAGCAGCAAAAGAGATACTACCAACTGCTGATCCACAAGGTCGTAGTGGTAAAGATACAACGCCATTTGTGAGGGCAATGCCTGATGAGTTTAAATATGACGCAAGCATTGACACTTTTACTGCTTACAAAAATTACATTAGCAGCAAACCTTGGGTTGCATCTAATTATCTTCGTGACAAATCCAGAAAACCAGATTGGGTGTAACTAATGAAACATGTTCTTTTCACACTTTACGACTGTGATCCAAATTTTTTAAATGATAGAATTTATATTGAGAATATGTTATACGAAACATCACGACAGTGTGGTGCTACGTTTTTAAATACAGTATCTCATCAGTTTGAACCTCAGGGAGTTACGGCAGTAACACTTCTTGCGGAATCTCACATTAGCATTCACACATGGCCAGAAAAAAAGATGGCTGTGTGTGATATCTTTACTTGTGGTGATTGTAATCCAATGCCAGGATTTGATTACATGACGAGTAGACTTCATGCTGGCAAGACTGTTCACCATGAGTACACCAGACCATTTGACGATGAACCGACTGTGACACTTCGGAAACCTGTCTACCCACCCGTCACTAGGACCGATTCTTCCGTTATAATAACGGAGTAAACAAAACAAACTCATGTCTCTCTCCACTCAATACGTCGTCACCTCACTTCAAAATCTCTACGGAGAATCTGTAACCACTGGTGACGTTCGTGCTTGGTGTGCAATGAACGGCACTAGCTATCAAACTGTCACTAAGCGTCTGGAACAATACAAAATTGGTCGTGGTAAGTGGAATCTGACTGTGCAAGAAAAACTAGAAAAAACTTATCAGGCACCTGCTGCTATGCCTGCCGTAGAACAAAACCTTATTCCCGAAAAAAATGATTCCTTCATCAAGTTTGGTAACTTTGGTGATCTTAAAAAAATTATTGAGTCCCGCCTTTTTTATCCTACGTTCATTACGGGTCTTTCGGGTAATGGTAAAACGTTTGGTGTTGAGCAAGCTTGTGCTCAACTGAATCGAGAACTGATTCGTGTAAACATTACGATTGAGACTGATGAAGATGATCTCATTGGTGGATTCCGTCTTGTCGGTGGTGAAACCGTTTGGCACAATGGTCCAGTCATCGAAGCCCTGGAACGCGGTGCGATTCTACTGCTTGACGAGATTGACTTGGCTTCCAACAAGATTCTTTGCCTTCAATCGATCCTAGAAGGAAAGGGAGTCTTTCTGAAAAAGATTGGTAAGTACATTCAACCAACTGCTGGTTTCAATGTGATTGCCACTGCCAATACTAAGGGTAAGGGATCTGATGATGGTCGTTTTATTGGAACTAATGTTCTGAATGAGGCATTCCTTGAACGTTTCTGTGTGACCTTTGAGCAGGAGTATCCTACTGCTGCTACTGAAACTAAGATCCTGAATAAACTGTGTGATGATCAACAGTTCTGTCAGCGTCTTGCTGATTGGGCAGACATTATCCGTAAGACTTTCTATGATGGTGGTATTGATGAGGTGATCTCTACTCGTCGTCTGGTTCACATTATTCAGGCATACAAGATCTTTGGCGACAAAGCAAAGGCAATTCAAGTTTGCCTGAATCGTTTCGACGATGAGACCAAACAAGCTTTCATGGATCTCTATGATAAGGTTGACACTGACGTGCAGTTTGATGTAGAATCCTGATGATAAACTCTTCTTCTTTTTATTATGCCATGACTGACACTGCAACAAACATTTTTGAATACAACTATGATGAAAATGGTCCACTCGCTGCTGCGGAAGTTTATATGAACTATCTTGGCGAGGATGAAGATTGCATCTCCTTTGATCTGAATATTCCCGATCTTCCAGATGCTCCTAGTAACACTAACGGTTTTTGGAAGTATAATGAGGATGTAATCCTCAAAGAGATTCGTGAGTATCTTGGTGGAACTTATCATTCCCATTATGCTTCTGAGGGATCTAAGACTCAAACTCTTGATTTGATTGAGGGTATTGGTGATGCAGAACCTTTCTGTCGATCTAATGCTATCAAATACCTCTCACGTTTCGGTAAGAAGAACGGTAAGTCCAAACAGGACATTCTGAAAGCAATCCATTATTGCATTCTTCTCTATCACTTTGCTGGCCTTTGTAATGAAAACCCCCAACCATATGAAACTTTCTGATTCCACTCTGACTCTGCTCAAAAATTTCAGCAACATTAATCAGTCGCTGCTATTCAAAGAGGGTAACTCTCTTCGCACTATCAGTGTGATGAAGAATATTCTTGCTGAGGCAACGATTGATGAAGAGTTCCCTAAGGACTTTGGTATCTATGATCTAAATCAGTTCTTGAACGGGATGTCACTGCATCGCAGTCCTGATCTTGATTTTGATAATGACAACTATGTTGTTGTTCGTGAAGATAAATCACGATCTAAGTACTTCTTTGCAGATCCCAACGTCATCATTTCTCCTCCTGAAAAGACGCTCACGCTGCCCTCTGAGGACGTTTGCTTCATTCTTACCACACAAGACCTTGATCGCCTGCTGAAAGCAGCAGCAGTGTATCAGGTGCCCGATCTATCTGCTGTTGGAGAGAACGGTGTGGTTAAACTTGTTGTCCGCGACAAGAAGAATGAGACTTCCAATACTCATGAAATTGTAGTTGGAGAGACTGATGAGGTATTTGAATTCAACTTCAAGGTTGAGAATATCAAGGTGATTCCTGGTTCTTATGAAGTTGTAGTTTCTAAATCTGGTCTTTCTCGTTTTAAGAGCAAAGATCGTAATCTGACTTATTATATTGCTCTGGAACCCGACTTTAAGTATGGCTCGTGATGAATTTCTTTGGGTTGAAAAGTATCGTCCCAAAACTGTTGAAGAGTGTATTCTCCCTGAATCAATCAAGTCCACATTTCAGGATTTTGTTGAGAGGGGAGAAATCTCCAATCTCCTGTTAGCAGGACCAGCGGGGTGCGGCAAGACAACCATTGCCCGTGCCCTTTGTGAACAACTTGGTTGTGACTACATTATTATCAATGGATCTGATGAAGGACGATTTCTGGACACGGTACGGAACCAAGCAAAGAACTTTGCTTCGACCGTATCACTTCAAGCAACTGGTAAACACAAAGTCATCATCATTGATGAGGCTGATAACACAACCCATGATGTACAACTCCTCTTACGGGCAAATATTGAGGCGTTTTATAACAACTGTCGATTCATCTTCACCTGCAACTACAAGAACAAGATCATTGAACCCCTCCACTCCCGATGTGCCGTCGTGGAGTTTTCAATCACAAACAAACAAAAACCAGCAATCGCAGCACAGTTCTTCAAGCGCCTCCAAGAAATCTTGGTTACAGAAGGTGTTGAATCTGATAACAAGGTCCTGGTAGAACTCATCAACAAACACTTCCCTGATTGGCGTCGTGTTCTGAATGAGTGCCAACGTTATAGTGTTGGTGGAAAGATTGATTCTGCAATTCTTGCCCAATTTAGTGACGTAAAAATCAATGATCTCATTAAATGTCTCAAAGAGAAGAACTTCACGGAAGTTCGGAAATGGGTGGTGGCTAATCTGGACAATGATCCTGGGGTATTGTTGCGTCGTCTTTATGATGCTCTGGTTGATGCCCTTGAAAACCCTAGCATTCCTGCTGCTGTGCTTATTATTGCTAAGTATCAGTATCAGATCGCATTTGTAGCGGATCAGGAGATCAACCTGATCGCGGCGTTGACTGAGATTATGTGTGAGTGTGAATTCAAATGAAATCTCTCAAAACTCCTTTAAGATATCCTGGTGGCAAGTCCCGTGCTTGCACTAAAATGGATCAGTATTTTCCTGATCTAAGAGATTATGAAGAGTACCGTGAACCGTTTCTTGGTGGTGGTAGCGTTGCTATTCATATAACTAAGAAATACCCAAACATCAAAGTTTGGGTGAATGATCTTTATGAACCTCTCTATAACTTTTGGGTTCAACTAAGGGATAACAGTCATGAAATTACGCGACAACTCCAAGAACTTAAATCACGATACCCAGATAGAGGTTCGGCACGTGGGTTATTTTTGGAAGCTAAGGACTTTCTTAACGACACTGGTAACGCATCAGAAACAAAACAGTTACTCAACGGAGATCGGGAACCCATCTATCGGGCTGTTGCTTTCTACGTTGTTAATAAGTGTTCTTTTTCTGGTCTCACTGAATCTTCCTCTTTTTCCGCGCAGGCAAGTGATTCCAACTTCTCAATGCGGGGAATCCTCAAACTTCCCGAGTATTCCAAACTGATTCAAAGATGGAAAATTACTAACTATTCATATGAAGATTTGTTAGATGAAGACAAGTCTTCTTTTGTGTATCTCGATCCTCCTTATGATATTAAGGATAATCTTTATGGGCGTAAAGGATCAATGCACAAAGGATTCGATCACGATAAGTTTGCTATTGATTGTGATTCTTGTTCCATGCATCAACTGATTAGTTACAACTCTGATCAGTTGGTAAAAGATAGATTTAAAAACTGGAATGCTGGTGAGTTTGATTTAACTTATACTATGCGTTCAGTTGGTGAATATATGCGCGAACAAAAGCAAAGAAAAGAACTGTTGCTATTTAATTATGGAATTGAAGGATTGGCTTAATTCAATCAACTACACAAAAGAGGACATCTGTACAGATGATACGGTTCGCTCTTACCCTCCATATATTGTCAATCGTTGTTTGTCTGGTCACATTGATTGCATCATCTTTGCTAACGAGATGAATATCAATCATCAGTTGGATAAAGATATGCAATATCAATTTTATCTAAATAGTCTGAGGAAAAGGAAGAGATTCTCTCCTTGGATTAAAAAAGATAAAGTACAAAACCTCGATATTGTCAAACAGTATTATGGTTACAGTAATGAGAAAGCATCTCAGGCACTGAGGATTTTATCTAAACAACAACTGGATTTTATCAAACAAAGGCTTGACATTGGAGGCGCAAAATGAGTACGGTGAAAGAACCTGAGGTACAGTGGTCTCAGGACCAGATGATTGAAGTAAGACTGAGAGAACCAGATGATTTCCTTAAAGTTCGTGAGACTCTGACTCGTATCGGAGTTGCATCACGCAAAGAAAAGAAACTGTATCAGTCTTGCCATATTCTACATAAGCAAGGAAGATACTTCATTGTTCACTTTAAGGAGTTGTTTGCTCTGGATG